AGCTTGCCGCGGCAGTTGCACTTTTGTTGACTTGTGGCGATGGCGAACAGCGCGCTAAGGTATATAGCTGTGCTTCGGATAAGAACCAAGCAAAGATTGTGTTTGAGGTTGCTGTGGCGATGGTGCGCAAATCACCGGCATTAACAAAGCGGGTTAAGATAACTGAATCGACAAAAACCCTTGTATATATGCCCACGGAGAGTACTTATCAGGTGCTCTCCGCGGACGTGGCAAATAAGCATGGATTCAATACCCACGGGGTTATTTTCGATGAATTGCATACACAGCCTAATAGAAAGCTCTTTGACGTTATGACCAAGGGGAGCGGAGATGCCCGAATGCAGCCACTATATTTTTTGATTACAACTGCTGGCGACAATACGAACTCCATCTGTTATGAAGTGCATCAAAAAGCACTGGATATTCTATCAGGACGCAAGACGGATCCAACATTTTATCCTGTAATCTTTGGGGCTGCGGAAACGGATGACTGGACGGATCCAAAGGTATGGAAAAAAGCAAACCCCTCCCTTGGCATCACAATAGGATTAGACAAGGTAAAGGCAGCTTGTGAGAGTGCAAAGCAAAATCCGGCTGAGGAGAACAGCTTCCGGCAACTCCGGCTGAACCAGTGGGTAAAACAGTCTGTACGATGGATGCCAATGGATAAATGGGATGCCTGTGCTTTCGCCGTTGACCCGGAAGCCCTGCAAGGGCGTGTCTGCTATGGTGGGCTTGACCTCTCCTCTTCCACTGATATCACAGCCTTCGTGCTGGTCTTTCCGCCGCTCGATGAGGATGATAAATACACTGTTTTGCCGTTTTTCTGGATGCCGGAGGATAACATTGATTTGCGTGTTCGACGTGATCATGTGAATTATGATTTATGGCAGAAGCAGGGCTTCCTCAAAACCACCGAGGGAAATGTCGTACATTACGGATTCATCGAAGCTTTTATCGAGGAACTCGGTACAAAATATAACATCCGTGAAATAGCCTTTGACCGCTGGGGTGCTGTACAGATGGTGCAGAACCTTGAAGGCCTTGGTTTTACAGTCGTGCCTTTTGGGCAGGGTTTTAAGGATATGTCTCCACCCACAAAAGAACTGATGAAACTGACTCTTGAACAAAAAATTGCTCATGGCGGTCATCCTGTTCTTCGCTGGATGATGGACAACATTTTTATCCGCACCGATCCTGCGGGCAATATTAAGGCAGATAAAGAAAAGTCAACTGAAAAAATCGATGGCGCTGTGGCAACGATTATGGCACTCGACCGTGCGATTCGTTGCGGAAACGACAATGGCGAGAGTGTTTATGATAAACGTGGTCTGCTTATTTTTTAGCAAAGGAGAGTGATGTCTATGGGAATCTTACAAGGAATATTCAAGGCACGAGACAAACCTAAAAATGCACTTGGCGGTAGCCGCTACAGCTTCTTTTTCGGAAACACAAGTGCCGGAAAGCCGGTTAACGAGCATACAGCCATGCAGATGACTGCAGTTTATTCCTGTGTGAGGATACTGTCTGAAACCTTGGCGGGGCTGCCGCTTCACGTGTACAGATATAATGATTCGGGCGGCAAAGAGAAATATTTAAAGCACCCTTTATATAAGCTGCTCCATGAAGAGCCGAACCCGGAGATGACTTCATTCGCGTTCCGAGAAACGCTAATGAGTCATCTTTTATTATGGGGCAACGCTTACGCACAGATTATCCGAAATGCCCGTGGTGAGGTAATCGCTCTCTATCCTCTTATGCCAAACAAAATGACAGTCGACCGGGATTCAAACGGCCGGCTTTTCTATTTATATCAGCGCAGCTCGGAGGATGTACCTTCACTCGGCAAAGACAACCAGGTTTATCTTGCCCCTGCCGATGTCCTGCATATTCCTGGCTTGGGCTTTGACGGTCTGGTTGGCTATTCGCCCATCGCAATGGCAAAGAACGCAGTGGGACTCGCAATCGCCACAGAAGAATACGGGGCGAAGTTTTTCGCAAACGGTGCCGCACCGGGCGGTGTGCTTGAACATCCCGGCACCATAAAGGACCCGCAAAAGGTCAAGGATAGTTGGAATGCCGCCTACCAAGGCTCGCAAAATGCGCACCGTGTGGCCGTTCTGGAGGAAGGCATGAAGTATCAGCCCATTGGAATCGCACCGGAACAGGCGCAATTCCTGGAAACACGGAAGTTTCAGATCAATGAGATTGCACGTATTTTCAGAGTGCCTCCGCATATGCTCGCCGATCTTGAAAAGTCGTCCTTCAGCAACATCGAGCAGCAGAGCCTTGAGTTTGTGAAATACACGCTCGACCCGTGGGTGGTGCGCTGGGAGCAGTCCATGTGCCGCGCCCTGCTTTCCGACAGCGAAAAACCGACTGTGTTTATCAAGTTCAACGTAGACGGACTTCTGCGCGGAGATTACGAAAGCCGTATGAGCGGTTATGCGACTGCAAGACAAAACGGATGGATGAGCGCGAACGATATCCGTGAACTTGAAAACCTCGACCGCATCCCTGCTGAACTTGGCGGCGATCTTTACCTCATCAACGGTGCGATGACCAAATTACAGGACGCAGGCGCGTTCGCAAATTCAAAAGGAATGGAGGAAACAACCGAATGAAGAAATTCTGGAACTGGGCGCGGGATGAAGATTCCTGTATCAGAACACTCTATCTGGACGGCACAATTGCCGAAGAGTCATGGTTCGACGACGATGTCACCCCTAAAGCATTTAAAGCTGATTTGAATGCCGGAGAGGGTGACATTGTTATTTGGATCAACTCTCCCGGCGGCGACTGTATCGCGGCGAGTCAGATCTATACCATGCTCATGGATTACAAAGGCAAGGTTACCGTAAAAATCGATGGTATTGCGGCGTCGGCAGCAAGCGTTATCGCAATGGCAGGAACTGAGGTGCTGATGGCTCCAACAGCCCTCATGATGGTGCATAACCCGCTGACTATCGCAATCGGTGACAGCGAGGAAATGCAGAAAGCCATCGCAATGCTGGACGAGGTCAAGGAAAGCATCATCAATGCCTATAAAATTAAAACCGGACAGTCCCGTGCTAAACTCTCCCACCTCATGGATGCTGAAACCTGGCTAAATGCCAACAAAGCAATTGAATTAGGCTTTGCCGACGGCATTCTGGAGGATGAGAAAAAGAGAGTTCAATCGGACGATGTAACCTATGCTTTCAGCCGCAGAGCGGTAACGAACTCGCTGCTGAGCAAGGTCAAACCCAAGATACCCAAACAGAACAAAGGCACACCCATTGAGTCGCTTGAGAAGCGGCTCTCTTTAATTTCTCACTAAATTTTATGGAGGTAATATCAATGAACAAAATTCTTGAACTGCGCGAAAAGCGCGCTAAGGCATGGGAAGCCGCTAAATCTTTTCTCGATACCAAGCGCGGTACTGACGGTCTGGTTTCCCCTGAAGACACCGCTACCTATGAGAAAATGGAAGCCGATGTAGTCGCTCTCGGAAAAGAAATTGACCGCCTTGAAAAGCAGGAAGCCCTTGACCGTGAGCTTTCAAAACCTCTGAACACACCTCTCACGGGCAAGCCTGCTGTTCCCGGTATGGAAGCCAGGACCGGCAGAGCATCTGATGAGTACAGAAAAGCGTTCTGGAACGCCATGCGTACCCGCGCAGGTGAAGGTCTTGATCCTATCGTGAAAAATGCTCTGCAGATCGGCACCGATTCTGAAGGCGGATACCTTGTCCCTGACGAGTTCGAACGCACACTTGTAGAGGCTCTTGATGAAGAGAACATTTTCCGTAGGCTGGCAAAGGTCATTACTACTTCCTCTGGGGATCGTAAGATTCCGGTCGTAGCTTCAAAGGGTACAGCCTCCTGGATTGATGAGGAAGGCGCTATCCTCGATAGTGACGACAGCTTCGGTCAGGTTTCTATCGGCGCTTACAAGCTTGGAACAATGATCAAAGTTTCCGAGGAACTGCTGAACGACAGTGTATTTCCTCTTGAATCCTATATTTCGAGGGAGTTCGCAAGGCGTATCGGCAGCAAGGAGGAAGAAGCCTTTTTCACAGGAGACGGCTCCGGTAAACCGACCGGTATCCTCGCTGCAACCGGTGGTGCTCAAGTCGGTGTGACCACAGCAGGAGCTGCGGCTATCACGATTGAAGAGGTGCTCGACCTGTTCTATTCGCTGAAAGCACCTTATAGAAACAAAGCGGTGTTCGTCATGAACGATGCCACCGTAAAGGCGATCCGCAAGCTGAAAGACGGCAACGGTCAGTATCTCTGGCAGCCCTCTCTGCAGGCCGGCACTCCTGACACCATTTTGAACCGTCCGCTGTATACCTCGGCATATGTACCCGCAATTGCCTCAGGCGCAAAGAGCATCGTGTTCGGCGATTTCAGTTATTACTGGGTAGCCGACCGCCAAGGACGTGTGTTTAAGAGACTCAATGAGCTCTACGCTGCAACCGGTCAGGTAGGCTTTGTTGCCACCCAGCGTGTTGACGGCAAACTCATTCTGCCGGAGGCTATCAAGGTACTCCAGCAGAAGGCTTAACGGAGGTGCAGTATGAGTTATAACACGAAAAACTACACCGAACAGGGCGGCGAGAAAACCGTAATCGGCGGAACGCTTGAAATTAAGGAGGGAGCCTCGGTAACGGGGCTTCCTTCTGCACCGAATCAAGCCGCAAGTACTGCT